TTCTCAAGATTTTATTTTATTTAAGGAATGGTCAAATGAAAATATATCTAGCAGGACATGTCGTTTCCGAGCAACAAGAAAAAGTTCTAATTAAAGCAGGCAATAGATTGTTCTCATATATATATATACGACCGCTGAGTTCATTTGCTTGGTCTTTTGATTTATTTAAGTCAGAAATTGAGAAGAGGAAAAAATGAAAGGTTTTTTTACAAAAAAGGACTATTTTGCTCCTAGAACAAAAGAAAAGATAGAGGAAGTAAAAGACCCATGTGAGTCTTGTGGTCTTTATAAAGGATGCAAGCATCCAAAAATGAAATATACGGGGAAAGGGCAAAAGGAAATACTCATCATTGCCGAAGCGCCTGGGAAGACAGAAGACGAGAAAGGTATTCAATTAATAGGAGAAGCAGGACAGATACTTAGAAATGCATTGAAGGATATCGGTTATGATTTAGACCATGATTTCTGGAAAACCAATTCTGTGATTTGTCGTCCTCCTGATAATAGAAAACCAACACGAAAGGAATTAAAACTCTGTTACAGTAATTTGGAAAATACTATTAAGGAACTTAATCCCAAGTTTATATGGTTGATGGGGAGTTCGGCGATCACCTCTTTCTACTCTCATAGATTTTCTGAGTCAGCAGTCAATGTATGGAGAAGAAGATTGATACCTGATTTTGATAGAAATTGTTTTGTAATCCCTATGTACCACCCCTCTTACATTTTGCGTAATAAGGATGAAAAACTAGATATTATTTTTCAAAGAGATATAAAATGGGCTTTATCTTGTTTGAGTAAAAAGATGCCTTCTCAAATAGATTTGTCCGTTAATGTTTTGGATGGTCGGCAAGAAATAGAAGATTTTTTGGAATGTGTGTTGGAGGACAAAAAACCTATTGTGTTCGATTATGAAACATCAGCTCTTAATTCTCACCTGCTGGACCCAAAGATATGGTCAATCGGGATTAATAATGTTTCTTTTGGCTTAGATCATCCTGAAGTAAAGTATGAAATTTCTGGTATTGAGAAGTTATGGAAAAAGATATTGCAGAATAAAGATATTTTAAAAATAAACCAGAATATCAAGTTTGAGCATTTATGGGGTTTAGCAAGATTTGATACAGAGACTAAAGGATGGGTTCATGATACAATGGTTACCCAACATATTTTGGAATATCGTTCTACATCAATTGGATTAAAATTTCAGTCTTTTGTGAGATGGGGGGTCCCTGATTATGAGAAGGAAATGAAAAAGTATATTTTGGAAGGTCAACAAAAAAATAAATTGAATGAAATGCCTCTTAAAAACTTATGCAGATACAATGCAATTGATACTTTGGTCACCAGAAAATTGTATGAGGAGCAAGTAATGGAACTTGCGAAGGATGAGGATTTGACAAAGGCAAATAATTTATTTCTAAAAGGCACTCTTGCATTTTGTGATATTGAGAGTCAGGGGATTTGTATTAATGAATCTTGGTATAATACAAGAGATAAAGAACTACAAAAGCTCATAGATAAAATTGAATTGGATTTAATGGAAGGGAAAGAAGGAAAGCTTTTTAAAAATGCTACTGGGAGAGATTTAAATATTAAATCTGTTAAAGACTTAAAAATTCTATTCTTTGATATTCTTAAAATTAAATCAGATAAAAAAACAAGTAGTGGGGGAATGTCGGTAGATGTCGAAGCATTATCCAATATACATATTCCTTTCATAGATGATTTACTGAGATATAGAAGACTTAAAAAAATAAAAGATACTTATCTTGCTCAATTTATCAGAGAAGGAGTTAATGGAAAAATTTATCCTAATTTCCATTTACATACTGTAGATACCTACAGAAGTTCCTCAAGTAATCCTAATTTTCAAAATATTCCTGTCAGAGATGAAGAAGCAAAAAAAGAAACACGGTCAGGAATAATTCCTTCAAAAGGAAATAAATTACTCGAAATAGATTACTCTGCAATAGAAGTGAGAATTTGTGCTTGTTATACTAAAGATCCTACCTTGATAAAATATATCAATGACCCAACTTCAGATATGCATTATGATATTGGTAGAGAAGTTTGGATTGCTTCTGATAAAGAAATGACAAAGATGATGAGATTCCATACGAAGAATGGTTTCGTGTTTCCGGAAATTTACGGTTCTTATTATGTATCTTGTGCTCAGAATTTATGGGAGGAAGCAAAGTCATTGACTACTGGTACAGATACCCCTTTACTGACTCATCTTAAAAGAAAAAATATTAGTAGTCTTGATGATTTTATTGAGCATATCAAAAAAATTGAAAATGGATTCTGGCGACGTTTTCCTCTAATTAAAAAATGGAAAGAAGAAAATGAAACAACCTATAAGAAAAGAGGACATATTCAATTTTTATTTGGACATCGTCGATCAGGACTTTTATCAAGAAATCAGTTATCTAATTATCCAATTCAGGGAGCTGCATTTCATTGTTTGCTTTGGTCTTTGATTAGATTAAATAATATTCGAGTAAAAGAGAACTGGAAAACAAAAATTATTGGTCAGATTCATGATAGTATTCTTTTTGATTTATATCCATCAGAACAGGAGAGAGTAGTAAAGATGGCGAATTGGGTGATGACAAAAGCTATTAGAAAGGAATTTCCATTCCTCTGTGTTCCTTTGGAAGTGGAAGCAGAGGTAACTAAAGTGAATGAGAGTTGGTACAATAAAGAAAAACTTAACTAAAAAGGAGTTAAAATGAAAGAAAGAGATAAGAGTTTACCATTACATTTAAAATACCGACCACAGTCTTTTGAAGAATTTGTGGGGGCAGAGTCTGTGGTGGAGTCTTTAATGACCGTATTGGGAAGAGAGAATGGGGAGGTCAGAACTTTTTTATTTGTTGGGAGTTCCGGATGTGGGAAGACTACTTCGGCAAGAATAGTCAAGTCATCATTAAACTGTTCTGATATGGACTTCTTTGAGTACAATTCTGCAAACACGCGTGGTATTGATACTATTAGAGAAATAACTGAGAATAGTAAATACGCTCCGATGAAAGGAAAAGTAAAAATATATTTGATTGACGAGTGCCATAAAATGACGAATGATGCTCAAAACGCCCTTTTGAAGCTTCTGGAAGACACCCCCAAGCACGTTCGATTAATTCTATGTACTACAGATCCGGAGAAACTTATAAAAACTATCAAAACCAGATGCATGATTTTTATGTTCCCACTTCTCAAGAGGTCTCAGATTTTAAAATTATTGAAGAGAGTTTGTAAAGAAGAGGATGTGGATGTTTCTGATTCTCTTTTAAATCTGATAACGGATTATAGTGATGGTTGTCCGAGACAAGCATTGGTAATGTTAGACCAAGTTATAGATATGGATGAGAAAGATGCAACAGGGGTTCTACTTAATACTTCTGTGGAAGAGAAAACGGTTTTAGATTTGTGTCAATTATTACTGAGAAACTCAAAGTGGGAATCGATTGCTAAAATTCTAAAGTCTCTTGAAGATGACCCTGAGAAAATAAGATTGTCAATCCTAAAGTATATGGAAAAAGTTTTATTGTCCAAGTATGACCAAAGAGTTGTGGAGATAATGGATATGTTCTCCGAACCTTTTTATACTGGCGGGAAGAGCTTACTTGTTAAATATTGTGCAATGGCAAATGGACTAAAATAATTTTATAAGTTTTTCAAAATTAATATATAATAATATTGTAAAGGAGAAAATATGAGCAAGGAAGACTTCAAAGAAGAAATTAACAGAGATTTTAAAACAGAGATATTCATCAACAAGAATGAGCTGGATGAAGAACTGGTTAAGCAGCCTCAGTTATATTGCTATTGGGCTGAGCAAGAGGCTGCTGCTTTATATGAAAGAGATAAGAATAAGGAAAAGCTTGATTTGGTAAAGGCGGAGCTGGATGGAGAGATAAGGAAAAATCCAAACAAGTATGGTATTGAAAAAATAACTGAGTCTGCAATTTCAAATGCAATCATCCAGAATTCTAAATATAAGGAGGCGAATGATTTTTATCTGCAGTCAGTACAAGATGCAAGAATTTTGGGAGTGGCAAAAATATCTTTTGATATGAGGAATAATTCTTTAAAGGGACTAGTATCTTTGTTCGTTTCTGGCTACTGGGCATCAAATCCTAAAGAAAGTTCTATGACTAAAGATCTTAAAGAAGAGGCCGTGAGAAAAGAGCATTATGAGTCTCTTAAAGAAGGAATTAGGAAGAGAAGGGGTTAGTATGAGTCCTTTTACAATAGTGTTATTAGTATTGGTTGGGTTTATTGTATTTTATATTATGTTCCGGTTGGTGAGCAAAGCAATACTGAGATCCTATTACGAAGAAAAAACAAGACAACAAAATTTAGAAAAAGGAGAAAATTATTATGGCAAGAAAGTATGACATGAAGAAGTGGGGAGAGGGTTTAAAAAAGAGGACGGAAGAAAGTAATGAAAGGAAAGAAGGAGACACTTTTTTAAAATTCTTTCGTGAAGATCTTGAAATTCCTCTGGTCAAGTTTGGTGCTACAAAGGACGAACCACACATTATAGACATTATTCCATTTGTGTCTGGTGATAATATGCCCAAGCCTATGAGAGTTCCTGAGGGAGATCCTGCATATTATCTGGACATACACATTCACCAGAATATTGGAACTGGAAAAGCACATATTGTTTGTCCTCAGAAGAACTACAATAAGCCTTGTCCAATTTGCGAATACATCAACAAGATGATTAAGGACAAAGGTTGGGAGTATGAGGATTACAGAGACATTGCTCCGAAGAGAAGAAGTGTTTATAATGTTGTCAATGTTACCAATGCGAAGGAAGAAAAGAAGGGAGTTCAGGTCTGGGAGACTTCCCATAAATACGGTGAGAAGGCAATTCAATCTGCTGCAACACGTCCTCGTGGTGGTGGTGTGATTCCTTTTGCAGATCCTCGCAAGGAGGTAGGTCAGAGTATCTCTTTTAATGTTGATACTGACGAATTCAAAACAGTTTCTGGTCACAAACTTGAACCGAGAGATTACGATATAGATGAAAAATACCTTGATGATGCTTTTCAGCTCGATCAAATAATCGTTGTACTTGATTATGATAAGATAAAAGAAATTTTTGACTCCGCTTCTGATGAAGAATTGGAATCCAAAGGGAAAGAGGAATCAAGAACATCTGATGGTGAAGAGAATGTGAGAGGTAGAGATAGGAATAGAACAGAAAAGGATGTTCCAAAGAATATTCCAACTGACGAATGCCCGGAAGGATTAAGTTTTGGTGAAGATATTGACAGCAGCGATTCATGTGCTACTTGTAAAAATTATGACGCATGTGCTGATAAGGAAAAAGAAATAAAAGAGCAGAAACGAAAAGATAGAGAGGAACGTAGAGGCGGAAGAAGATAATAAAAAATATCTTTGTCTTGATGGGGTGATGGTGAAAACAGAAGCAGGAAAAGTTGATTGGAGCAAATTACATAAAAGTCCTTTTCCTGCTTCTTCAGTTTATAAGACCTATGATGGTTGGAAAGTATTAGGATATAATGTTATGAGTAAAGAAATTGCTCATAAGTGGAATAAAAAAGGAAAACC